TTCCGTGATGTGTGGGAAAGCTTGTACAATCCCATCAACTTGTTGTTCATTGATGAGCTGGTAGACTCGGGCATGGATGCCAGTGGAGTTGAAAACAGTTTAGCTATCCTTAAAAAGATGGCCAGAGAAAACAACAAGAGTATCTGGCTGGTGTCACACAAAGATGAGCTTGCAGGTCGCGTAAACAATATTCTTACTGTGGTCAAAGAAAATGGTTTCACCACCTACAACACTGATGTAGAGGTCAAATGAAAGATAAACTAAAACGTGCTTACATGGATGTGGCTTATAGGTTCGGCGAACTAAGCCATGCACGTAGACTGCACGTTGGCGCCATTGTGGTCAAGGATGATAGAATTATTAGTATTGGCTACAATGGTATGCCTGCAGGTTGGGACAATGATTGCGAGGACAAAGTTTGGACTCAGGATGGAGATTACGGGTTGAAAACCAAACCCGAGGTACTTCACGCAGAATCGAATGCTATTGCAAAATTGGCCAAGAGCAACGACAGCGGCCTTGGTGCCGATTTATTTGTCACTCATGCTCCTTGTCTTGACTGTGCCAAGTTGGTATATCAATCTGGCATCAAGCGTGTGTACTATAGCGAAAACTATAGAGACGACTCAGGCATCCAATTTCTACAAAAATCCAAAATTCTAGTAGAAAAATTAGAGAAAGAAGGCAAAGCAGATAACTAGTATTGCTATGACATGGCAATACCAGGGCAATATCATCAATGAACTTCCAGACGATTGTGTAGGATTTGTGTATCTCATCACGAATACTGCAACTGAGCGAAAGTACATAGGTAAAAAACTAGCCAAGTTCTCCAAAACAACATACAAAGTAGTAAAACTCAAAAATGGCAACAAAAAGCGCAAGAAAATTAGAAGCAAGATTGATTCTGACTGGCGCGAATATTATGGCTCAAACGAAGAACTAAATCGAGATGTAGCACTGTTGGGCGCTGACAAATTTACACGGGAAATCCTATACTTGTGTAAAAGCAAAGCAGAATGCAGTTATGTCGAAGCAAGAGAACAATTTAGACACCAAGTCTTAGAATCCGCAGATTATTACAACGGACAGATTTCTGTTCGTGTCCATGGCTCACACATCATAAACAAAATCTCTTAGACACCACGTCTAGAACACTGCTGCCAAAGCAAAATTACACAGACACTGTGCTGGTGCGTACCAGCCCCATTGAGGATATGCGAGATACCATATTCAGATTCTTGGGCGTCAAAGGCAAAAACTAACTTAAGGTTTTGAATGGTTGGGGCAATGAGAAAAAGCAACCCCTGCTCGTAGGATTTGGGTCTATTCCGGATTACTAGGGTTCCGTTGATATGTGAAGCTTGAGTAGGGGGTACCGGTCAACCGCCTCCGCGTAGGAAACTACAATCTCATTAGAATAGATGACTGTGCAACTCAGATGATGCCCTTTCAATTCACCGTGCATACGGTGAATTATGACCAATTAATCTAGATGATACTTAAAGTCGCTTCGCTCTAAGAATAGTTAAGAAGACAATAAATCATTGAGCGACAGCGAAAATGATAGATGTGCATAGCACATCTCCTAAGGATATAGAATAAGTTAAAAGAAATTAAGACCCGATTTCTTGGTAACTTCCATGTTGTCTTTGATGATTTTACCAATAATGTCTCTTTCTTCGCTGGTAAGCATCATGGATTCGTCATAGGTTACACCACCACGCATGTACCAACAAAGACGCAATGCTTCTTCCCTATAGGCTTTTGATTCTTTTTCATAGCCTTCAAGCAACTTGACTATGTTTTCATTGCTGAGAGTCAAAAGCCGTTGTCGAAAAAACTTGCGTAGTCAAATGTTACTTGTATTTCAAATTCTTTGGTACATGATTCGCAGTTGACTGACAAAGGTTTAATTGCACCTTCGCTGTTTATTTCTGCTAGTTTTTCCTGTACTTTCTTTGTGGTAGTACCACCACTGTTGGCATAGAATTCTAGTATGTGAGCTTTTTCGGAGACTTTGGTGCCATCATCTAGTTCAATGTACTGTGTGCAAGCAGCCAGTGTTTTGGTGTTTAAAACTACAATGCGTTCTACTTGTTTATTGATTTCTATGCTACGTTGTTCGGCTGGCATCTCTGTATTTTGTATGGCCTGCATGAGTTTTTGTTCCTCATACTGCAACATATTAGCTTCGTTTAAATCAAAATACGGTTGTGGGTACAATTTAATTTTTAATCCGCCAACGTCCAAGGGATCCTTGTAGTTGGGCATACGTATACGTCCCAGTACTTCTTGCAAGTTTAGTGCATAATCATGTGTTTCATTACAGGCCGGGCAACGACTGGTAAATGTCATGGTACTTCCGTAACTGGCAATACGTATGGCAATGATCACAGCATCAACATCAATGCTGGGCATACGCCATGGGTCGGTGATTTCCGGACAGCAACTTTGAATCACACTGACCACACCTGACCCGTTCATCAGTGCATCAGGTGTGCGCAAGGTAATTTCATCGCGTGTGGTCATTGGGTACACAGCAATTTCACCGTTGGCCGGCATTTTAATAGCATCATCGGGCCAGTATTTGCCCTGACTGGGCAGTTTCAGGTAAATTGAGGGTTGTCTAAAGTGTTTGGCCAATGGGTTAGACGGCTTTTGATCCATGTTTTGATCTCCATAAATAATTGACTAGTAATCTATTTATGGTATAAAAACACATGGCTGACACTCTTTCATCTGATGACGCAGAACGACTGAAACAAGTTCTCAAAGAGCAAGAAGAGCTCATGAAGGCGCTGAACAAACAGTACAAGTTCAGCCTTGAGTTTGCCATGAAGAACGCCATGTCCAAGCGGCACGAAAAGGACGTGATAGATCAGTTTACTAAGAGCATGAAGCTTCTTAGTGGTGATACCTTGGGTAAATTTACCAAAGGTATCAAAGAAGGATTTGCTTCTGTATCAGATTTCAGTGAGGATATTCGGACATTAGATACTGCTATTTCCAAAGCAACTGATGCAGCTGAAAAATCTGCCTTAGAAACACAACGAGAAACCATGGCCCGCAAAGCCAGCTCAGTGGCTATGACAGCCGCGGCGTTGGACTTTACCAAAGCACTGGGCAAAAATGTCATTGGTGGATTGGCTGCCACCACAGGTAAGTTTGTAACTGGTCTGCAAAGCAACGCCAGTGCCACAGAACTAAGCAGTACCTTGATGAGTGGTGCTGTGGACATGATGTCAGGCACTGCCACTGCTGCCGGTCAGGGCATGTCCAAGATGGGTGATACAGCCATGTCACTGGCCAAGCCCGGTAGTAAGTTACAGTTAATGGGAGCCGCAGCCAGTCTAGCAGGCAGTGCTCTTGGCGGCCTAGCCGAAGGGGCCGGCAAACTGGCCAAATTTGGTATAGAAGTACTCAGCAAGGAAGTTGAAAAAACAGTAACATCCTACAACAATATGAGCAATGCCGGAGCCTTGTTTGCCGACGGTATGACTGGAATGCGACAAGCTGCCAATGGTGCTGGGTTAACAGTGGAACAGTTTAGCAAGGTTGTTGTGGCCAACACAGACGCACTAGCAGGTTCGGGTCTGGGTGTTGGTGAAGCAAGTAGAAAAATGGGCGCAGTGTCTGAAGAAATGGGCAAGACTGTGGGCAGTAGCGGCAAGAGTCTACGTAGAGAACTGCTACAGCTGGGTGTAAGTTTTGAAGAACAGGCAGCACTCAGTGCAGAAGTCATGGCCGACATGCGTAGAGGGCGTAGTAGCCAATTAGGCGACAACCAGGCAATTGCACAACAAACAGCAGAGTATGCAGGCAGCTTGAAAACCATTGCTGCCATCACCGGCGAAGATGCCAAGAGTAAAATGGCTGAACAACGACGTGCGGCAACACAGGTTGCATTTAGACTGAAACTGCAAGAATTAGAACAGAAGCAACCGGGCATTACACAAAAAATGTTGGCCAGCATGACCACAATGGATGAAACCAGTCGTACAGCATTGATGCAACAAATGACCATTGGTGCTGTGGTTGACAAGAGTGCCAACATTATGATGTCTGGCAGTGAAGCCTACGGTGAAAAAATCATGGGCATGGCCGGGTTGGCAGAAAGCGGACAGTTTACTGCAGAAAAAGCACAGATGATTCAAGCTGAAGCCAATGACAAAATGCAGGGAGATTTGAAGAATTTCCGCGAAATTGGTATTGCTGGCATGACCGGATCATTGCAAGACCTAAACGGTGCTATCAGCGGACAAATTGCCAACATGGACAAGATCACAGTGTCAGCAGTGGAAAGTAGCCAACGTCTAGTAGAACAGCAAAAGTCAACCACTGATACATTAACTACTCAAACCATGGCAGCAGCCGACGCGGCACAAAATTTAAAAACATCGCTGGAAAAAACATTGACTCCTGCTATAGCACAATTTGCCACAGTATCAGCTGAAATGCTGGGTGCAGTACAAAAACAACTAGCCGAATTGGGACTAGGGGGCAAAGGTGGTGGAGCTGAGGAAAAGAGTTGGTTTGGCAAGACCTGGGATTGGGTCAAAGAAAAGAAAGCTATATCAACAGCCACTGGTGTGTTAGGCAGCGGAGCAATGATTGCTGGAGCTGGTGCATCAGCAACCGGAGTTGGTGCAATTGGTGGTATACCATTGGCCACTATAGGTGCAGTACTAAGCGGTGTTAGTATGCTTGCTGGTGCCGCAGGTCTAGCAGAAGGTGGAGTGGTATCCGGACCCGAAGAAGGGTTCTTAACAAAATTACACGGCAGCGAAGCAGTTATTCCATTGGGCGATGGTAGAGCAGTGCCTGTGGACCTAAGTGGTTTTGGCCCCATGCTGGTAGAAGCCATGGAAAGCACCAAAGGCACCGCAGTCACAGCAGTAAGCCCGGCCATGGCAGGTACGGGTGTGTCTGGTACCGGAGCAGGACCTGATGACATGGCACAACAGCATTTGTCCGTTTTGCAAGAAATCAAAGACACATTGTCTGCTAGTAGAGACCTACAGCAACAATATGTATACAACACCTACAATTGAGTAAATATCATACTGTGAGTACATAAAGATGAGTTGGAAAAAATATTTTAGGACCGCGAACCCAATGGGCACTGTGAGCCCGGTTGGCAGTAATCCCAACGGCGGCCAACCGGCTTACCGTAACTATCAAAGCAATCTGCCTGAAATTTACATTGGGCATCCTAATCGCGTTGAGCGATACAATCAATACGAACAAATGGATATGGACAGTGAAGTCAATGCGGCCTTGGACATACTGGCTGAATTCAGCACACAACCTGGTACAGAAACCAACTTGCCATTTGAAATCAAATTCAAAGAAAAACCCACAGACAGCGAAGTCAAGATCATCAAAGAACAGCTACAGCAATGGGTTAGCTTGAATGATTTTAACAAACGCATATTCAAAGTCATGCGTAACACACTAAAGTATGGCGACCAAGTGTTTGTTCGTGATCCTGAAAACTTTAAACTGTTATGGGTTGAAATGTCAAAAGTTGTCAAGGTCATTGTCAACGAAGCCGACGGTAAAAAACCCGAACAGTATATTATCAAAGATCTGCAACCCAACTTTCAGAACATGACTGTGACTGCAGTGACCACCAGCGATACCTATGCCAACCATCCACAAGTGGGTGGCCCCAGCGGTAGCTACACACAACCAAACACACCTTACACAGGTGGTAATAGATTTAGTCATGCACAGAACGAAAGCGTGTTAAATGCCGAACATATTGTGCATCTAAGCTTGACTGAAGGCTTGGACCTGTCCTGGCCATTTGGTAACAGTGTGTTAGAAAACGTATTCAAAGTATTCAAGCAAAAAGAATTGCTGGAAGATGCCATTATTATCTATCGTGTACAACGTGCTCCTGAGCGACGTGTGTTTAAAATTGACGTGGGTAACATGCCCAGCCACATGGCCATGGCCTTTGTTGAGCGTATCAAAAACGAAATTGCACAACGTCGTATTCCTACCCAGACTGGTGGTGGCGCCAACATGATGGATGCCACTTATAATCCTCTGAGCACCAACGAAGACTTCTTCTTCCCTACCACAGCAGAAGGCCGCGGCAGCAGTGTTGATGTACTGCAAGGTGGTCAAAATTTAGGTGAAATCACTGACTTGAAGTTCTTTACCAACAAGTTATTCCGTGGTTTGCGTATTCCCAGTAGCTACTTGCCCACAGGCATGGATGATGGATCTCAAGCGGTCAGCGATGGTCGTGTTGGCACTGCCCTGATTCAGGAATGGCGTTTTAATCAATACTGCCTGCGACTACAGCGCATGGTAGTGGACAAACTAGATCAGGAATTCAAAATGTTCATGCGCTGGAGAGGCATCAACATTGACGGAAGTTTGTTTGACATCATCTTCAATGAGCCACAAAACTTTGCCAACTATCGTCAAGCCGAAGTTGACGGTGCAAGGATTGGCACATTCACACAGCTGGAAGCGTTTCCTTACTTTAGCAAGCGTTTCTTGATGAAGCGTTACTTGGGCATGAGTGAACAGGAAATGACTGAAAACGAAACCATGTGGATGGAAGAAAAAGGTGAAGCCGAAGAAGCACCTGCAGATGATGTAGGCTTGCGTAGTGTGGGCGTGACTCCGGGGGGCTTAGACGCTGATTTGGCTGCCGCTGAACCTCCATCGGAACCTGGTGCAGAAGCAGGAGCCGCACCCGGACTACCAGGAGCCGCACCTGCAGGAGGAGCACCTGCAATGCCTGCAAGCCCACCAGCAGTAGGCGTTTAATTTCCGTTTGGGTTAAATATAACATATGATTATCAGCGAAATTTTTAAGCCTATGCCAGACGGATATAGCACAGAAAAAGATGACAATTCTGTGCTTAAATTGTCTGATGTGCGCAAAACAAGATTGAGTTTGGCACAGATTAATCGCCTTCGTGTAATGAACGATGTGCGCAAATTTGAGCACGAACAAAAGCTGACCACTATATCAAAACAATATAAACCTCCAGAAGAACCTGCGGCACCTGGTTTGTAACCGCAAAAAACTCTCAAAAAACACCATTATAACAGAAATATTCCGTTATTTTGTAAATATCTAACAAGCTAATACCATTATAAGGAGTTCTCATGAACAAGTATGAACAGCTAATTGAATATATCATCAATGAGCAAGAAGATAAAGCACGTGAACTATTCCACGCCATCGTTGTGGAAAAGAGCCGTGACATTTATGAATCTCTCATCGACGAAGAAGATTTTAACGAAACCATGGGTGGAAACCAAGTTGACAGTCTAGTCGACGAAGTTGAAGCCGACGAGCATGGTATGCAAGAAGCCGAAGATGAATTTGGCAGCGATGCAGACATGGAGCCATCAATGGGTGACGACATGGGCAGTGACGACATGGGTGACATGGGCGGTGACGACATGGGTGACATGGGCGGTGACGACATGGGTCAAGAAGGCGGAGTCGAAGGTAAGATTCAAGATCTTGAATCAGCACTAGAAGACCTAAAAGCAGAATTTGATGCTTTGATGGCCGGCGAAGAAGGCGAAGAGCCAGGCATGCATGATCTAGATGGCGGCGACGACGTTGAAGCTGAATTTGACATGGAAGAGCCTGCAGAAGAAAGTTTCATGCGCGAGTATGTTGAGAAAGTAGCTCAACCTGGTATGAACACCGAAGGCGGAGCAGTCGGTGCCAAAGGTGACGGTGCTAATGTCAACAAGCAAAGCATTGTTGCCAAAGCAAACAACATGGGTGGAACTTCTTCTAACATCGTTAAAGGTGGTACAGAGCAAGCTGCCGATGGCAAGCCAACACCAACACCAAACAACGAATATACTAAAAAGCGTGGCGAGCTAAAGGGCGCTGGACAATTCCAGAACGTTCCTGGTGCTAAGACCAAAGGCTACACAAACAAAGCTACCAGCTACGAAAAGCAACACGGCAAAGAAGGTCAGACCACTGACGGTAAATTGCCAGTTGATACTAAGAGCCTAAGTGGCGGTAAAGTACGTTAATCGATCAAAGTAGACAGTAATGGCTTCTTACTTAAAAGAAAATCTTACATTTGACCGTGCTAGAATGGAAGTTATCATGGAAGATAACAACACTGGCACGGGTAAGAATCTTTTCATGAAAGGTGTATTCATCGAAGGCGGCGTTAAAAATGCCAACATGCGTGTGTACCCAGTGAATGAAATTGAAAAAGCCGTGTCTACTATTAATGAGCAAATCAAAGGTGGCCACAGCGTCTTGGGCGAAGTGGATCATCCAGATGATTTGAAAATTAACTTGGATCGTGTAAGCCACATGATTGAACAAATGTGGATGGACGGTCCTGCCGGACACGGCAAGCTAAAGATTCTACCAACTCCAATGGGCCAGCTGGTTAAAACCATGTTGGAAAGTGGAGTGAAACTAGGCGTATCCAGCAGAGGTAGCGGCAACGTTAACGAAAGCAATGGACACGTCAGTGACTTTGAGATAGTCACCGTAGATGTTGTTGCACAACCCAGTGCGCCTCATGCATATCCAACTCCCATCTATGAGGGTTTGATGAACATGAAGCACGGTCACAGGGCTCTAGAAATAGCCAAAGAGGCTCAGGAAAATCAAAAAGTGCAAAAGTATCTAAAAGAGCAGGTAACTCGCTTGATTAGAGACTTAAAATTATAAAGGGGAAAACCAATGTTTGATGCAATCAAACCATTGTTGGATAGCGGCATCATTAACGAGGAAACTCGTAATGCCATCAACGAAGCCTGGGAAACCAAGCTGGTTGAGGCACGTGAGCAAGTTCGCGCTGAATTGCGTGAAGAATTTGCAGGTCGTTATGAACACGATAAAAAAGTAATGGTTGAAGCTTTAGACAAAATGGTAACTGAAAGTCTTGCTGCCGAACTCACAGAGTTTGCCAGTGAGAAGCAGGCTGTTGTTGAGGACCGCGTAAAATTCCGTTCACACATGATGGAAAGCGCAGGCCGATTCAACGAATTCCTAGTTAAGAAATTAGCTGAAGAAATCCAAGAACTACGCAAAGATCGCAAAATGCAAGCTGAAAACGTTCAACGTTTAGAGCAATTTGTTATCAAGGCTCTTTCTGAAGAGATCAAGGAATTCAGTGCCGACAAGCAAGCAGTAGTAGAAACTAAGGTTCGCCTAGTTGCTAACGCCAAAGAGAAGATTGCTGAACTACAGCAAAAATTCATCAAGCGTAGTGCCGCTCTTGTACAAGAAACAGTTACTTCAAATCTAAAGTCTGAACTAACACAGTTAAAAGAAGACGTACAACTTGCTCGCGAGAACATGTTTGGTCGTCGTATTTTTGAAGCTTTTGCCAGTGAATTTGGAGTTACTCACCTAAATGAGAACAAGGAAATTCGCAAGCTACAAGCTAGGATCCAAGAGCAAGCTGGTATCATCCAGTCTGCAAAAAAGATCGTTGAGCAAAAAGATCAAATCGTAGAAAGCAAAGATCGCGAACTACGGATTATCAAAGAATCAACAGATCGCAAGGAAAAACTTGCTGAAATGTTGACAACGTTGAATAAAGAGAAGGCCTCAGTAATGAGTCAACTTCTTGAGAATGTCCAGACTGACAAACTACAGTCGGCATTTGAAAAGTATCTACCAGCAGTCTTGAACAACTCTGTAGTTAAGAAAAGTGAAAAAGCTGTTCTTAGCGAAAGTCGCGTTGAGATTACCGGAGATAAGTCTGCTAAAGCCACAGCCAAAGCCGATGACACCAATGTCATCGAACTGAAGCGTTTAGCAGGGCTATAAGCAAAAATAGTTTAACCTTAAAGGAAATAAAGAAATGACACAAGAACTATTAGAAAGCCGTTGGGGCGAAACTAAAGATGCCCTGTTAGAAGGACTACAAGGTTCACGCCGCACTTCTATGGCTGTCGTATTGGAAAATACTCGCAAGTATTTGTCTGAGAACGCAACTGCTGGTGCTACACAAGCCAGCAACGTAGCAACATTAAACCGCGTAATTCTTCCAGTAATTCGCCGTGTAATGCCTACAGTTATTGCTAACGAAATCATCGGCGTTCAGCCAATGACAGGACCTGTTGCACAGATCCACACTCTACGTGTTCGTTATGCTGAAAGCATGGCT